AAGGCAGTTGTAAACGCTACACTACCACCAGATCCAGCCGAACCACTTACAACACGCAACGCCTTGTTGTCATGTGTAGTGATCTTTGTCCAACCAGTCGGAGCGGCAGTTTGTTGGAACAGCATTATGGTTCCGGACGGGAATCCATTAGCCGTAATATATTCTTCCAAACCTAATGCGGTAATCCGAAGTTCGAGTCTGTCACCGGCAGAGTAGGCTCTAGCAGTAGTACTTTCTTGACCACGAACAACGGTCAGTATGTCACTTGAACGCGCAGTAACCTTAACAATTTCAAGGTTATTGGATACGTCAATCAAAGTCGCGTAGAAGTAGTCATCGACTACAAGCGAAGGGAAATTTGCCCCCTGTCCGGTCTGCAACGTAATTGATGTACCAGTAGACGTAATGCCTGTTAGCAATACGCCAAATGCGTTGTTCTTGATCTTGATGCCCATGCTAGAGCCTCACTACCTTAGTTGATCGTAACAGTCCACTGAATAGTCAGCGTATCAGAAGCACCCTTGTTGATGACCGAAAAAACGGTACGGCAAAGCATCGTGCCAGAAGAAGCAGCGTTGAAGATACCTGCTTCAACCAAAGCACCAGTACCAACACCAGAGCCAAACGTGCAGTTGAATACAACCGAGTTAGTCGAAACGGTGGTGCTACTCAAAGCCGTACGGCTAGAAGCAACTTCTGTACCAAGCGTAGTATCACCAGAAACCGCTGTGACACTATTAGTACCGACTGCCATATGCGACATGACAGTTGAAGTAGCATCTTTGATGCGGGACGCAATGAACGAACGGCCAACAAGAACAACAAGGTTATCAACTTCCTTTTGTTCCTTCAGTTCACCGTCCGGGCCGGTAAGGGTCAGGGTCAGTTTACCCGTAACCTTGATATCATCGACAAGCATGATTTACTCCTTAGTTAAGGGTTGCCCCATTAAAAGTATACAGGTTAACCTGAGATCCGTTAACACTATACAAAACGTACGTTATTGAATCCGAAGTACTACTACTGTCAGACAACGGCGTTATAAGTAGAGGTTCAATTACATCGGCTGTAGTTACTGCATCTGTAAGAACCTTGACGATCGTGTAAACCTGAGACTCAGAATGATCAGTACTATCGGTAAGTACTTTAACAACCGTTGCTACAGTGTTGTCTGTAGTACTACTAGAGTCGGTTAGGATACTAGTCGCACTAAATACTACGGCATCGGCTGTTGTCGTAGAATCAGTAAGGCTTCTTTGGATATCCCATACAGTACTAGTAGTGTCACTTATAGAAAGGGTATCAGAGAGAATTTTTGTAGCGGCTAACTCTGTTGCATCAGAAGTTGTTGCATTGTCTGCAAGAACCTTTGTGACTAAATACGCTTGAACATCAACACTAGTAGCAGTGTCATCCAACACTTTGTTAGTAGTCAGTACCGCCGTATCAGTATTTGTTGTACTGTCAGAATACGTACGCTGGATAGTCCAGGTAGCAATAAGCGCATCAGTATGTGTAGTTAGATCACTTAGAACTTTGATAAGTGTCTTTTCATCAGTATCTGTAATACTAGCCGTATCTGAGGCTACTTTCGTAACCGACTGCTCAACGCTATCACTGGTCGTTGGTGTATCAGTAAGGACTTTAGAAGTACTACACACCGCGCTATCTGCGGTACTTACTGAATCTGTCGGGCCTATAGTTACCGTCTTTGCTACATCATCAGATACGCTTACTGAGTCCAGCAGAACTTTACCAACAGACGTAACGATTCCATCAGCATTAGTAACTACATCTATGAGAACTGATGTAGCGTCAAAAGATAGTTGGTCATCTGTTGTTACTGCATCATCAAGTCTAGGGATGACGGGGAAAAATATAGATACCCCAATGTAGGGATACTGAGCAGCCGGTACAGGTTCAGAGTAAGTAACCGCAGCAGACAAAATGCCTGCGGTTAGGGCAGCAGCGGCTTTTGGCGCATAGACGCCAGCAAATACCCTCAGCAGACTTTCTGCGGAAGATAGTACTGATGCTGTGGCTACGATCGTACCGGACGCGGGGACGGAAGCCTGTGCCCGAATGACCGGCATTTAGAACTCTCCGCGTACTCTGAACTTCAACATGTCATAGACAGTTTGAGTACCACTACTACCATAGGTAATTTGAATCTCACCTTCGTACATACCAGGGTCTACATTAAGTACACCGCCGGTGAAGTTGAAGAAGACCTTACCATCTGCACCACCAGAAGACTTAGTGCAAGAAATAGTCGAAAGCAACGTACTTGAACCGGCGAGACGGAACTTGACTGAAACAGACGTAGTAGCACCACTAAGGTCAATCGGAAGCCCCGTTGCCTCGTCGGTAAGCGTCAGTTGAATATCGGGTTTTGAGTCGCCCTGAACAAGACGGATAACGTCAGTCATAAGTCACCTATGCAAACGGACGCATTTGAACAGACATACTTGCCCGTGCTGCACCAAGATTGGCACGAGCACGACGCTCGGAGAGTTTGAACGCAAACTGCTTAGCGTGGTACGAAGCCAACTCTCGGTCAGTCCAGTTACGATCAGGAAGAACCAAAAGATGTTGTAGTGCGCCGTGCATTATTACATTTTCAAGATCATCAAACGCAGACTTGTCCATACCGTCAGCATCACGCAACGGCTTTAGAGCAACAATCATACGAACGTCATACGTTCTAGCACTGTCGGGGACAGGGGCTACTACAAAGTTTTCTACATCAATCTGGCATACGAACCTAGGAGTGCTGCGCTTAGTAGTGTCGCTACTAGGCCAGTCAGGGTAGTGCGTATGCAATTGTTCCAAAGTCACAGGAGAGATCTTCTCTCCGTTAAGCGACACAGTTAGGAACGCATGAATCTCAGACTCCGTAGGATTTTCGTACGGATATTCGTAGACTCCAGGTGTAAGGCGAATAGCAGGCTGCTCATACCGCCAAGCAAGGGTGCGTTCGCAAGCCTCGATCGCTGCATCTCGAATGTATTGCTGGACAATCGGAGTAGGACAACCAGGCACACTAGGAGCCAGGCGGTTAACCAGCGAGAGGAATGTGCGCTGAGTCATGTTAGATCACCTGCTTAGGATCTAGACCTGCTTCCTCAGTATCGGTAGCAACACGCGATTGAGCCGAGGTTCCAAGGGACTGCATGAATGAATCCATGAATAGTTTCGCACGGCCAGAATTTACGTGCTCGTTATCTACAGACTCAGCCAGGAAGACAGTTCCATCCACGATTACAGGGAAGTACGCTTCAGGAAGAAGCGCTACTGTTTGATCCACCGTATATGTTGGAGGAGTTTGTGCGTATTCAATAATAAGTACCTGACTAGCAGGTGCTTTTGGATATATAAAGAACCGGTTCTGATTGCGTGTATGACGCATCCAGTTAACAGTCGGGCCAGCAGGATCACTAGCCCACAAGGGGTATGTTTGATCCAGTACCTCGCGGTTAACTTCGATCACAGAACTACCCCCCTGTACCTGGAATACTTCCATGATACGAATAGATTCTGAGGGCATAGATTGCAGCACACTGTTAGCGGTGCAAGTAATCGTACCGATATAGGCGAAGAGATCAGGACGAAGTACAGCCATACGTTTTAGTGCTTGGTTAGCAAACCCAAGCAGGAACGTATCGCTATACCGTAGCGGTTCTTCAGTATCCTGAAGGATACGGCGTACTTCAGTGATCACTTCGCCTAGGGTCATTACGGCAATCCTCTCGAGGCTTCTTCAGCGAGTTCCGGAGGAGTGAATACCGGCGGCTCGGGAATTTCTTCAGTAGACAAATCCAACTTACTCTTACGACCGCGCTGAGCCTTCGGGATGTGATTTTCCGGATAGGCTTCCTCTTCCGTCACTTCTTCACAAAGCGGATTTTCCGCAAGGATTGGGTTCCAGTCATAGATAAACCCGTCCTTCTTGTTACGAAGATACTTAGTTGCCATTATAACTCCTTGTCACTTCATCTTCTTCAGCGTCTGCGCTAGCCGCGCTCGCTGACCCATTTTGCCAGGGGCTTTAGCAGCCTTAGCAAGCGTTGAAGAAGGGATAGTCTCACCCTTCTTAATACCAAGAGCCTGACGCAAAGCGCCCGGCTTCTTAATTGCTTTCTGGATCCATTTCTCAGCCATGATTATTTACCCTTACGTTTACCGGATGGCGTTACTGGCCACGATTCTCGATTAGGCCCAGTCTTCTTAACAGCCATACTCTTCTTCTCAGCGGCTGACATTTTCTTTACTGCGGCTTCAGGACGACAGGCTGGATATTCTCTGGATGACTTCTCAGACCCAGAGCGACCACACTCCTTACCGGTATTTACATCTACCCATTTTTCACCAAACCACTTGCCAAGTCCACCTTTAGCCATTTTTCTTAACTCGGTTATCTACGCCAGACCAACCGCCGCCGCGTTTCTTATATTCCTTTGAAGCCCAAGCATTAGCATAAGCACTCGGATATACATCAAACTTCTTCTTGGCTTCCGCTTTTACGCGGTTCCAAAGAGACGGATTAGTTGGTTTAGGAGAGGCCATATCAGCAGTTCCAAGCCTTAAGCGACTTGTTAATTCGGCTGTTTGGATCGCGTGCGGTTTTCTCGGAGGTAAGTTTCTTCTTCATACCTTCCATACGAGCGCAGAAAGACTTACGACGACCGGCATCTTCCTTGGACTTTGGATTAGGCGCAGGCGGTTTAAGACCCGGCTTACCAGGATTGGCTGCATTGTAAGCGGCTCGCCCCTTAGCATTAAGCCCGCCGTTAGGGTCTTTGCCTTCCTTGCGTTGCCATGCAGGGGACTTAGCCATTACACAGCCTCAACAAAAATAGTGGTTTTAGCGCCGGTAGGTAGCGTGACGTGGACATCTGTCAAAAACAAAATACCATCAGCAGGAAGCGTCAAGCCAATAGGTTGCGTACCACCACCAATGTTGAATTGAAATTTAACAGTTCCAGATGCGCCACCATCGCGGAAGATAACTTCGCCAGCAGTACCGCCACCTACGCTCTGATGTCCACGCATCTGATACCGTCCGGTGACAATATTACCCGTTGTATCTCTATGGATTGCACTTACATTTGGCATCTTGTTCTCCTTAGAAGTAGGGGGCCGAAGCCCCCCACCCTTCTAGCCTTAGTTCATATCCGTGAACAGGGCAAACAGACGAACAACAGCGGCGGCCGGAACGGCAGTACCGATCGTGATGTCGATGGTATCGGCAGCAGAATACAACTTGCCACCACTCAGCGTGGGGGCAAAGGCACCAGACGACAGAACCGGAACACCACCAGAAGTACCAGTAGCGTTAGCCGAAGTAGCAGCCAAATAACCGGCGGCGGCGCCGCCGTCACCGATAGAAATGGTGCTAGTAACGCCAGCGGCGGTAGTAACAACCATACCTACGTTAGACACAATAGTGCCAGCCGGAACCGGGATCACTTCCAGAACGTCCGAAGCGGCCAGGGCGGTTGCACCAGCAGCGGTACGAGCGGCGATGATTGCGGGAAAGTCAAGGGTAACTTCCACACGGCTGATCTTGTTCAGAGCATCACCAGCGGGGTAGGCAGCAGTGCCCTTGTTAAAGCCAAGCGAATCGGTATAAGTAGCCATTTGAAGTCTCCTAGAGAATTGGCTATGGGGGGCTTACGCCCCCCATTGATTACGACAGAGTAACGATGCCTTGAGCCAGAGCCTCGGGCTTCACCACCTTGTAGCCATAGACTTGCAGGCCACGGATGATGTTACCGAAGGTGGTCTCCGAGCGGATGGTTTCCATATTCGTCATCTGCGATGCGAAGGTGAAGCCCATCTTGTGACCAGCGATAAGGCTGAACTTACTGCTCGACACGCTCAGGTTATGCGACATGTAGACAGTGAAACGGTCGATCATGCCCAGGCGGCCGTTACGAAGAACCGAAACGCTATCACCAGTGATAGAGACGTCCTTCAGATCCGACTTCTTGATCATGCCAGCCATCTTAGCCGGGATAATCAGGAAGCGGTCGCTTTCCGGAGCGTTTGCTTCGTCAAGAACCGTGCCCAGATCAACGATGTAATCCAGAACGGTGGTCTTCGAGATAGCAACCGGACTACCGCTCGTGCCAAGGTTGATGTTGGCGGTAATGCGGCCAGCGCTAGCGCCCTTATTAACGGCGGAGATATCCGGCAGGATATCGGTCAGAACGCGTTGGTCGATCTTGATCTTCATACGCTCGGAAGCGTCCTTCGACCAAGTATCCATCAGGTTGATGTCGGTTTGAACCTTGTCCACATCGTCTTCGATGCAAGCAAAGTATTCGCCCTTGTCGATGACCAGTTGCAACTTCGGCTTGTCGGGATTATCGACAGTCAGAGTTTGGCCCTTGACATAGGTCTTGATAACGATTTCCGGAGTGGTACGGATGTTGACCGTATCACCCATTTGACGGATTTCGCCTTCGTAGTCGGTATTCGAAATAGCCGACAAAACGGTAGCGTCGTAGAAATTCTCGATCAGTTTGCCCGACCAGATTTCCGGGATGAAATTGCCGTCGTACTTAACGCGGCTTGCAGCAACGGGATAACCCATGATTAACTCCTTGGTTTAATCAAGCATTCACAATGCGACCCTGCGCCTGAGCGGCGAAGATATCGCGTTCGATTCGTGCCCGTTCTGTTTCGCGGCCACGGTATTTACCTTGACGAACATCATTAAAGAAAGCCTTGATGTCATCCGGGCTATACGTACGACCTTCTGTTCCAGCGGCAGTTGCCGATCCAGCGCTACGCGAGCGACCAGGAGCGACTTGCTTCTCTAGTTCAGACGAAACATTTTTAGACACAGACTGAGCATTACTGACTTGTCCAGTCGCGGTAAGCCAAGTCTTAAAGAAAGTAGCGACACGCGAGGCATCCAGATTCCGCTGTGCATCTTCAAGATAGGTTTGGCGGCTAATGTTTGTAAGCGGATCAATATCCAACAACCACGACTGGAAGCCGGGGTTGTCGTTAACTTCTCGCCAGTTCGGAACATTAGTGTGGAGTTCAGACCAAAACTGCTGCTCTGCCGACATTGCTTGTCGCTGAGCCACTGCCTGAACCTGAGGTACTACGCTGGTTTGCACTTGTTGAAGGTAGGTCTCCAGTGAAGCGATCTTCTGTTGGAGGTTGCTAACTTCTTCACGACTAACCTTGCGCATCACATCAATCGACTCACCATACTCATCAATATCTTTCTGAGTGATGAACGGTTGCTGCGTTACCTGAGGCTGTGCAGGAGTGCTCTGTGCGGACATAGTCGCAAGCAGTTGCTCCAGTTGTTGAACACGGCCGACCAAATCTCGATTCTGCGAATGCAGTCTCGGTACTTCAGCGTTGTACATACCCTGAAGGGTTCTGTACTTTTGCGCTAGGACTTCTTCAGACTCCTTACTTTCACCCGTCTTATGCTCCTCAACGGGCGACTGCGGGGCATTTTCTTCGGCATTAACGTCGGCCACTACCTCATTCTCTTGCGACCCAACTTGAGACTGTTCTTCATTGACGCTGGATAAACCTTCCC